CGAGAATGCTCGTTTCTTGAAGTGCGGGTTTCGTCGTGAAAGCGGTATGTGGCGACCAATTATGGATCCCGTTACCATCGCGGAGCTCACCAATTGGGTTCGAGTTAATTCTCCGGAAGAAATTCCCGAGGCAACGCTCGCCAACTGCAATGATGCTCTCCGCTTCATGTATCACTATGGTAAGCCGAAGTTTGAAGCGTTCCGATGTGATCTCGTTCGAGCTTTTGCTAATCATCGTATTCCGTGTGTGCTTCATTCGTACGATTATTATGATCGCGCTTACCGCGGTCAAGCGTCGTACGAGGAAAGTGAATATGTGTCTGTGTAGTTTTCTAGAACGTTCGTAAACGTGCGCTACTCTATTTTGTCTATATGTCATGTCTACAGGTGTCGTTGCTCCTACTACTTCGTCAGGTGTTCCTGCTCATCACGTTGGTGGTGTTACAGCTCTTGATTCTAATAAGGTTAACGTCGTCCCTCGTGTCTTTGATATCGATCGTCCCGAACCAGAGGCTATTGCTCATAAACATCTTAATGAGCCAAGATGGACTCTTGAATCTGCTGCGTCTCGTTGGACTCTTGCAGATACTTTGGTTTGGAATGATACTCAGACACCTGGAGTCGTTCTCCTTAACACCGCTAGCTCTCCCCGTTCTGCTATATACGCTGCTCCATATGATTTGTTAGCGTCTAATACTATTGCTATGCCGTTCGCTAATTTCAAGTACGGACGTTATAGTATGTCTATTCGTTTTCAAATGTCTGGTCAGCGTATGTACCAAGGTCGTGTAATTGTTGGTGCTATGCCTATGATGACCAAGATGGCGTTTTCCAATTGGTTTGGAGACGGTAACTTCCCTGGTCTTACATCTGGACAGCACGCGTTCCTGGACGCTGCTGTTGGTGATACTGTCGTGCTTCAACTCCCGTTTAATTCCTTGTATGGTTACAATGACCTTGCTAGTAATTACTGGACTGATACTCCGTATGTTGTGTATGCTCTCGTGTCTAATCAATTGCGTGCTCCTACTGGTTCGTCTCCCATCATACCTATCTCGGTGCTCATTTCGATCACCAATTCTGAGTTCCATGTTCCTCTTCCGGTTCCAACTGTTCTTAGTCGTGAAACGTGGGGTCAGAATTATATCGAAGTGGGCGAACGAGATCGTAGATTTCTTGCTGTTACCCGAGAAGACGTTGTTGAAGCCCAAGCCGGCGTCGCTGCTGCTGCCATAGCAGGTGCTGTTGGTTCTAAGATCATTGCAAGTGTGCTTCCTCGTCTCACTGGCCAACCTATTGACTCTGAAGACGCCGATATGGATCATCCTGCTAATACTCGTACTCCCCTTAATGTAGTTCGTAAAGCTATGGGCGATATGAATATGTGTAGAGGTGTAGACAATATTTCCAAGTTGTCTCAAAATCCCGGTGCTCAAAGCATAGTCTTCCCCGAACATTTCTCTGGTCTCGAAGCTACTTCGTTACCAAAGATTGCTCAGCGTATGGCTATGACTGCTAATAGTATTCAATGGACTACATCTAATACTATTGGTACTGTTTTGTATGCTTCTTGGATTTCGCCTTTTCCTCAACTGTCGCTCACTGTTCCTTCTACATTGGTTCAAGCCTATCAAGTTGCCAATTGGCTTTGGCCCACTCCGCTCGAATATGTTTCTATGCCTTTTACTCAGTGGAGTGGTGGCCTTAAAGCCATGATCCAGATCGTTGCGTCTCAGTTTCATCAAGGTCGTCTGTTTGTTGGATACTTGTATGGTAATCAGGCTCTTCCCTCGTCCCTTAGTCAATTGTGTGGTGAATACGGCGTGTATATAGATCTGTCTCTTACTCAGCGCGAGTTCGTTCTTGAAGTCCCGTATTTGTCAGATACTCCAGTTAAATGGTGTAATCCTGGCTTTGCTACTGGAACTGTCGGAATGGACACGCGTGCTAGTACTCTAGGCCAAATGTATGTAGTTGTAGTTAATCCTCTTGTGTCTAATGCTAGTGTAGCTGGTCTTGTTGAATTTAACGTGTGGTGGGGTGCTGGAAGTGATTTCCGTCTATACCAACAGAGCGGCAATCTCGCTCAGTATACTCCTATGACTATACGTAGTAATGCCTCTCTAATTCCTATCGCTGTCATTCCTACTTCCCTTCGTGTTGACGAAGACGACGACGTAGAAGCTCAAGCTGGTGAAGGTCTTCCTCAAACTGCCGACGAGAATTCTGTTGTAGTTGGCAAGTCGATTCCGGACGTGCAAACTGATGTTAAACCGGTTGCGGTTGAAGCTGAAATTGCCGGCCCGGATGAAGCTGCCGAGCTACAGCAGAAGACTCGTAATGCTGCTCGTGGTATTAAAGGTACTCCCGCTATTGGTCCTGAAAGTGTAATGTATCATTACGGACCCGATGACACCTATGATAAACTCACAGATGTTATCCGCCCGTATAATCTTCTTTACACTACTGTGCTCTCTGCTCCAATGACTGGTACTCCTCCGGCTATTACCCTGTCCGTTCCTAATACTAATTCTGGTACTATCTATGCATGGCGTCAAATTCCTGTTACTCCTGGTCCTATCATTAATGCTGGTTCTGGGTGGAATCTGTTGTACAATGGTATGCTTGGTTGGTTCTCGTCGTGTTTCCGTCAGTATCGAGGTGGTCTTAAGTATCGCTTGGTTTTCTCCGGTCTTCCAGATCAAGTTCGTCCGTTTGCGATCTTCTTTCCTAATCAGCAAACCAAGTATATTAACATCATTGGTGGTGCTGTAGGTTGTGCTGTTGCTTCCGTGCTTGACCAGTTTACTAGTACTTCTGGTTCTGGTTCGGGAAGCTATCAGTTTCCTCCCTATACTGCGTACGGTACTACTGGCGATGCTAGTAACGGTCAGATGACTACTCGCTCAAATGCAAGGTTTATCATTGGTCAGTCTCGTGAGCAAGCCTTTCTTGAGCTTGAGTGTCCGTTTGTTACTCATACTCATACGATGTTGTCTGGTGCTGATACTGTCATGACTGACGATACTGTGGCTAATTACGGTATCTATCCTTCGTCTGGTTCCCTCGTGTTTGGTGTCATCATTCCTAGTAATGTTACTATTCCTGTTGGTGCTACTACGACGTTTCCGTGTGGTAAGGTAGATGTGTATCAAGCTCCTGCCGATGATTTTCGTTTTGGCACGTGGATCGCTCCTCCTCCGGTTTTGTTTACTGGTTATAGGAGTGGAACTACTGCCACTACGATATATCCTGGTCAGATGTCTCAATGGTCGTTAACGTGATGTATCACGGTGAATCCCAGCCGTAAATGGGGAGTTCTGCCGTCTCTGTAAAAGACGACCTCTTTATTGGAACTTTGTGAGTTACAAAGTAAGCCACTACTTTCTTCTGCTATATGAATTCAGTATGTCAAGTGAAACATTGTCTTCAAGTCTATCCGTACTCTCCGTTTCCGGTAAAACTTCAGATCAATCCGCTGTTCGAAACTTCACATCTCAGGTCAGTTTCCGTGAACTCTCGACCCTCTTGCGATCGTTGGTTTCAATCATATCTGTACTCGCCGCTCGCCGGATCAAGGTACTACGCTCCGTTAAGTGCTCTCTTGGATCCCGAAGAAATCCACATCCTTTCGGGTGTGGTTTACTTCACCGAGCTGAACTTAACGCAGACGATTCATACGTTAATTTTGTCCTCCAGGCAAATGAAGCGTTGGATCGAATCCGTAGAGCTATGGGTTTTTCAACTCCCGTGGATGCCACGATTTCCGAATTTGTACGACGGTGTGGCGGTACTGTGGACCCTCCAAAGTCAGTGTCAAAGCCCGACATTCACTATACAGGATTTCACCCAGATGGAAGTGTCTGCCCAAATACTTTCTTTACCGCTCGTTTGGCTGGAGTTACTGGAGAAATCCCTTGTGGATATGATACAGTACGACTCTCCGGCGAGTGGGAAGATCAGTATTATTGTATGGGCAATAGCCTCTCTGCTCATGGAGATCATGCTAGAGGCTATGAAGCATGGGCGAACTTCTTCGAAGCAGTTTCAACGAAGCTTGGAGATGTTCAATTCCCTGAAAAAGTGATCTCAAAGGTGTGCACTTATCGCGACTTGCCTGATTGTGAACGTACTGTCAACTGGCTAACGCAGTCAGGTTCGTGGGGATCTCTCCCTCCGGCCACTCTCGATGTGAAGTACGCGCAAGTGGACCAGATGTGGTTGTGTCAAACTACTCTCTACACGCCTCTTAAGCGTGAGGGAGAGCAAGTTCACTACCACAGTCAAGGTCGAGCCAAACAGAAAGCAGCGTCCAAGCGTTGCGCTCTGCTTGAGCTCATGTTCCGCCTTTCCTACGACGTCGAAGTTCCCAATCTGTTTGAAGACACGAATGAGAGCCAGAACGCCGAGTTAGAGCAACTCTATAATGCTCCAGTCTCCGAAACCGTTATTAATGCGGTTGTCGAAGAAGAGAAGGCAATCAATCCCGATGGTGTAGATCAAGTGGATGCTGATTCTGTCAATGCCTAATCCCCGGTTTGTGTGTTTTGTCCCGTGATTATGTAGAGTAGTTTCGTGCGATCTGTCCGCTATTCTTGTGTGTGATGTTTGCCTTAATTGTATGCCGTGTGACTCGCCCGTGTACGTAGAATGTACTTATTGTGTGTGTGTGCTGGATGTGTGAATGTGCTCTGGACGATACAGCAGTGCGAAAGGGATGTGACCCAGTCTGCCCCTGTACCATTGCTTGAGTTGAGGTTTTTCTTTCCTCAACAGAGCAGAAAATCAACCTTGGCAATCCCCC